TGCAGAAGTATTAGCAAGTCCGAATGACGAGTTTAAAAAGATTGTTGCTGATAATTGGGACGAGATTACAGCACCCATTGATGACGGGAAATAGGAGGTCTGTATGATTAAGATAGTGGGATTGAGCGTACTTGTGATCGTGATGTTTACAATAGGCTACATAGTTGGCCGGCTGGAAAATAGGGGGTGAGATCATGGCATTTATACAGACGTTTATAAAAGATGGCAAAAACCCAATGATATTTAATACAGATAATATAACAGCTATCTTAAAGAGTGAAACGGGAACCGAATTGTATACAGTCAGTGGATTACGTTTCGATATTACAGCCGATTACGAGGAAGTGTTAAGTATAATGACTGCAGAAGCAAAGAAACCGCAAAAGATAGAAACCGGCGTACTAAATGTCAAGGTTGTTAATATGCGGTGAGAAAGTCGCGTACTAGAAAAGTCGCGTACTAGCGCAATCAGGGCAATTCTGAAAAAAGTCAATTTTGAAATCAAAAAATCCGGCCCACCGGACCAGCAAAAAAACAAAAAAATAACGCCTGAAAAGAATGTTTAAAAAACACCTGAAACAAGATCAGGCGGCACAACAAAAATACCCCGATATGATCAGGGTATTTTTTGCTGTCTGTATGCTATTATAGGCCCGTTTTAGGCCGTTTGGGATAATGACCGGCGTATTCCCTCTTTTATCATTTCAACGTCGATATAAGGGGCCTGCACGCGTTGTAATGACTGCGCACCGTTTGACAGATAAAGCGCGTCGCCTTTTCCGGTTAGCTTTTCAGCGCCGCCGCGATCCAGTATAACGCGGCTATCTGTATTAGTAATAGCGTGAAACGCGATCCTAGTCGGGATATTTGCTTTTATAGTCCCGTTTATGACATTTGCGTCCGGCCGTTGTGTTGCTAATACAATGTGAATACCGCTTGACCGGCCCTTTTGTGCAAGTCTTAATAAGTACGGCATCAAGGTTGTGAATGCTTCTCTATCAGATAACAGGTCGGATAATTCATCAATAACTAAAATGTGGCGGCGTTCTTTGGGGTTCGCCTTTTGCCATGTCTCAAAATCTCTATAACCAGCTTGTTTTATAGCGGTATTCCGCGCTTCCATAACATCTATTAAATGATATATAAATTTAGCGGCGCAAGGTTCCCCGAATACAGAATACGCAACATTACACATTTTCTCATATATAGAGAATTCAACCTGTTTACAATCAACTAACCACATATTTGTTGTATTGCTTAAACATGATTTTATAAAGGTATGCAGAAATATAGATTTACCGCTTCCAGTGGTCCCGCTAACAAGTAAATGTGGACAATTCTTTACTGTATCGGTTATTAATTGGCCGGACGGGGTAAACCCTACCATAAACGGAATATCCGGATTATCAAAGTCTAAATGCCCGTTATAATCATACCAGTCATAAAAAGCCTGTTTTGTTTTACATGTTAAATATAGGTCTGTTTCGTTCTCAATAACAAGATCATACCGGACGCCGGTTGCGATTTGTACATCTTTTAACCGCCGTTGTAGCTTTTCAATAGTGGCGCCGGATGCGGCGGGTGCTAGTTTATACTGTTTGTACCCGTCCCCCTCCTGTATTGAGGTTACTATATAAGGTATATTATATAGTCTCAATGCGTCCTGAATTGTCATGTTTTTTCTCCTTATCCTTAATGATCACTTTATACCGTCATTATCCAGCGCGGTTAATATTGCATTTTTAATATAGTTGTTTGTTGTTTCGCCGGTCTGTTTGATCCGGTCTTTAGTTCCTTTTGGAAGCGTTACAGAAACACGATCATAATTATTCTTTATAAATTCGTTTTGTCTCTTAAATTGTTTTGTCTGCCGTTCTAGTGCTTCCATTGCCCGCTTTTCAATCGTTTTATCCATTTAAACCTCCTTTATATAAGAAAACATTATTACATAAACATATTACATCAAATATGAGTAAAAGTAAATACTATTATTTTAATCATATTGCATAAATACAATGGGGTCCGGTTGTGCAGTTCTAACAAAGAGTGTAAATATTGAATAAAAAGTATTGCATAAATCATATTGCATGATATAATAAGATCAACAAGCAAAGGAAACACCACATAAGGAGGTTAATAATGAAAAATAGGTATAGCAATCTAATCAAAGTATTAAATAAGGAAAAGAGGACCGGACTTTTTAGCATCGTAAAGGAAGGCGAATATGTTTACATCACGACCGAAGTCATAGCCGCAAGGGTAGATGAGGCAGAATATAACGACTATATAAAGCCGGCATTCCCCGAAGCAAACATAGAAAAAGGATATTACTTATTAAAGAATAAGGATAGAGGTCGTAGCTTTTCAGCAAAGAGTTATTTTGAATATGCAGATAAAAACAAGGACACGGCCGGTGAATATGCCACAATTTCAAGTTTATGTATTAATAGCGCAATAGACGGAGACACGATCATACGAGTGTTAACAACTAATGATCACATAGCAATGATAAATCAGGACTACTTAAACACGGTAAACCTTGCAACATGTGAAATAACATACTTTGACAAGAAGGCGCCGGTCCTGTTTACAGATGTATTTATAGACGTGCTTATATGCCCGATCAATCGCGGCGTTTACACAAAAGAGGATTTAAACGAGTGGATAGCAAATAGTGTTTTAAGAATAGCATAAAAGGAGGTAGAAACCATGACAGCAAATCAGAAGGAAATAATCAAAGATAATCTTAGGGCATTTATTAATAACTTCGGTCCGGTGAGGATAGAAAAAGAGGATTGTGGAAAAGGCTTTTATGTCTTTTATCCGGTAGACGATGAAGGATGGGTCCAGTATTGCTACGATATACACTACTTAAACGGATGGTTATATGGTGTAGTTCAGGGCCGGCATAGGTTCTCAAACATAGATAAGGACATAACTTTTAACAAAGAGATTAAGGAAGAAAAGGGGGTTTTCACATGTATATAACAGAAACTATAACGCGGCGTCGCAAATTAAGAGAAGAGGATCAGCTTTTCATGGTTGATAAATACAATGTCAATTTTTACTATGACGAGATACACGACGGGGACCGGAGATGGTATTTGCTGATCATTGACGAGTTCGACGGAATAGAGGCCACGGCGCGGCCGGTCGGTAAGAAAACATTATACGTTCGCAAGGAAAACGAGAACACTTACGGCGATATGTGGCAAAGATTACATGACAAGGATTTTATATACAAACTGATAACACGGTTACACAATAATTCAAATATTGAGTCATGGATGATAAAGGGGGTGCTAGCATGAAAAGCTGGATATTAACCTGCAGTATAGACGGGATAGACATTGACTATGAAACAGTAATTGAAAACGAGACGGAGCCGGACTATTGGACGTGCGACGGAATAGCACAAGAAAACGGATGCGATTATTGGACAATAGAGGAGGTGTAAACATGTTAAACAAGAAGAGGGCGGCGGCCGTAAACGCACAAATAAGGGCATATAAGGACTTTACAATGGTAGCTATGGCAATTATACCGGTTATTGAGCAATTCGACTGTAAAGTGTACAACAAACGGTTTGTGGACGCATTAAACGGCGCCACACTTCCGGACGGGTGCGACGTCTACTTTTCAGTAAAAAAAGAGTATGAATTTGACATTGAATGCAGGACTCAAAACAGGTCATATAAAGAGAATCCGGACTCTAACGGGTATTGTTCAACAAGCTATATCGACTATGACAGTATGACCGTAAGAACACCTAAAGATGAGGCATTAAAGGATGGCAGGATAAACGCCGCCGCGATCATTGAGCAATTAAAGAAACAGGCCGCCTATTATAAGGACTGCGCCGGTAGTTTGGAATATGCCCGCGACAACTACAATTCAATGGTAAATGAATTGCAGGATATAGCAGACCGGTTAAAAGATTTTAACAATAGATTTGACTATTCAGTACGGGAAGTAATAGGACTTAATTTTGAAATAGTACATAGAGGATCTAACAACGACTATGTAATTAAGGCGTACTAGGTCGCGTACTAGCAAAATAAAAGGCCCTCAATTAGAGGGCTTTTTCCACTTCAGAAGTCGCGTACTAGCACATCAAAAACATGTTGGAAATATCCGGATTTTCAAATCAAAAAATTTCAGGGTCCCCCAAAACTAGCAGATAACAGGGGCTATTATTTATCCAAAAATAACGAGTGGTGCTAAAAACAGCACTTCGGGCCGGTGATGCTTCACCGTGTTAACGCGGCGGCAGTCTCCAGTCGGGCCGGACCGATCCCGCGACTTATGGACCGGATGCCGGCCGCGCTTGAAAACATGGTTATACTAGGACCGGCGCCGCCTGTTTTGATCAGGCCACAACAAACAATATTATTTTGTCAATGATCAGGATGCCGGACCGGAGCCGGCGTGTTTTACCATACCATAATAAAAACAAGTAAATACTACTTATTATATACGGACCGGATGCCGGCAGGATATATCCCGCCGCCGGCAGTAAATGATCAGCGCCGCGCCGCCTGTTTTTTCTATATAAGGATATACCGCGACACAATAAACGCCGCCGGCAGTCCTTTAATGATCAGGCCACAAAACGCCGGACCGATCCCGCTTCAAAACATACGATTGCATAGTTAGTCTAATATTACATAAATACACTAACATATAAAAAAGTATAAGTCAAATGTACATATAATAAGGAAGCAAAACATATTACATAAAAAATATTTATTTTTTTTTCAAAAAAGTATTGCATTACTCATATTTATGTAATATAATACAATCAATCAATAAAGTATTGCAGGCCGCGGCCGGTGTATTAAGTCCCACATTTAATATGCAGACTGCATAAGCCCTTAAAACGGAGGTGTAAAAATGAAGGATTATAAAGTTATAATCGACGGTTATTTAATCGGGATCGTGTCACTTACGCCGGAAGAAGTAAAACTGTTAACAACTGATCAGGATATAAAAATCAAGGAGGTGTAAATATGCAAAATATAGCTGAATTAAGACGGAGGGCCGTTTATAGGCTTGCAGAATTATCAACAAATAAGGATGGTCAGGAAGTAGAACGGGCAAAACATTTCTTTAATTGCTTATACAGGGCAAACGGGACCGAAGGCAGGCTCCTGATATTAGAAAATGACTATGACATATACACAAGACATTACAACTATATTAAAAGACTGCAGGATCAGCAGGAGCGCGCGATTGATAGACTTCGTAACATGGTTAGTGAATATAAGGATGTCCAGCTTTATATATCAGGCGGTTATATAAATCTTGTGAAGCGTGTCAATAACGCCGGCGGCGTGGCAGATTTGAATTTATGTTTTTATTATTAAGGAGGTGTATAAAATGATCAGACGTCAAACTAACAAAGAATGTTATACAGTCCCGACTTCGGATGGCTTATATTGTGTAGTTGCTGAACGTATAAAGAACGATATAAACGGCAATCCGCGTTTTGAGTTTGAAGTATTCAAGGCAGGGCAGGATATTACACAAGTATATGTATACAGGGCCGGCGGGCACTATGCAAGAATGGAAGAAGAATGCAATATAATTGCAAAATACCACGTTAACACTGTTTTAGGGAAGGAGGCTTAATCATGTTAGATATAAATACAAGATTATACAATAACAATAATATCCATGTAAAGATAAACGGCGGGGCCGCCGGTGTAGAATTATCAATTATACTTCGGGATTTAGGCGAAGCGCTTTACTGGAATGATACATATATATAAGGCGGGCCGGTTTGTTTTGGCAATGACTGCGGCGCATTCTCTTTTTACAATTATAACCGTGATTGTATCTATTATCTTACGGACCGCGATATTATAAAATTAAAAGACGGTCACTCGATTATATTATATGCAACGGCACCCGATGAAAACGACCGTGAAATATTAGAATTATTTGAAGTGGGGGTGTAAACATGCTGATATATAAAAAGGCCGCAACAAATCCAGCTTGTATTTTAACAGTTGATCAGCGCCGCGCGCTGGATGAAGCCCACACAATAAAGATTGATTATTTTATCAGGGACTTTATAACACGGTATAAATGCAGGGACTTCCAGCAGGCGCCGGTCACAACAAACAACTTTTGGGTTAGTGGCAGTTTAATCTATATCAGACGCGGCCGCTATGATGTATTTACAATCGGATTTGATCAGATAAACGAGTTATCTATAATTGATTAAGGAGGGCTTCATTTTGGCAAAATGGATATTTACAACTAACAACGCCGGCCGCATCCGATCCTTTACAGTCACGGCCGCAACAAAACAGGAAGCTATATATAAAGCAATAATCAAGGAAAAAAGGACCGGCGCCGCGTGTTTTGACTGGTCCATAAGATTAAAAAGTGTTTATTAAGGAGGTGTAAATATGACAAACAAATCAATTATTGCAGGCGTCTGGAATGCCGCAACCGGTGAATTTATACATGAGGCATTGTATCACGGGATCACACGAGAAAAAGCAATAATCAATATTATAAAGCAATTCTTTAATAAAGATTATTGTACATGGAATTATCCGGATAATATAGAAGGCATCCATAAATCACAAGTTATTAAGGACCGTTTGTTATATGATTATACAGATAATATTATAATATACGCGCAGTATAATTAAAACTTAATAATGATCATTGCAGGACTTGCGCAGGCGGGTCCTTTTTTTTTATTTCAGGGCTTGCAAAAGTGTAAACACTTTGTTATATAGTCCGACGCGGGAGGGCTTATGTATGGATACAATACAAAACATAGATAAAAACGGCGTTATAAATCCAGCTTATTATAAAACAGCTTGTATTGACATTATAGAACGCGAAGCAAGTATTCGCGGGTTGGACTTAAATAAAATCACGTCAAATCAGCTTAAATCACTTTTAAGGGAGTGCTATTACACATTATTCAAACCAGCTAAAAACAGCTTCCCAAACTACAAATGCAATATACCATATACACCCGATAATATAAACGCTTTATTAGAATTATATATAGACTTGAATGATAAATATAATTGTATCCCGTCTTTGTTTGGGTTTGAGCGCTTCTGCGGGATAACTGAGGATACTACACTAAAATATGTAACCGGTTCACGATTGGAATTGCTAAAATTGCGCAAGTTATACATACAGAATAAATTAACGGAGTCGCCGGTCGGAGTGATAGCACTTGCGAACAATGATCAGGACTCCGGTTTGATGTATAACAGACAGAATATAGTGGATCATGAGACAGTAAAACAGGGCTTGACAGTCAATGACTTTATTAAAATAAGTGATAAATCCAGCAATTAAGCGGGTTTGAAGCTGTTTTGTCACAATGTTAAACTATTCGGCAAACTATACTTTGGCGAATAGTTGACCGGTGCCGGCGATACATGCCGCGGGGGTATATACAATGTGATTTTTTGCCGCCTGTTACCCCTCTAAGTTTGCGAAAAACAAAAAGGGGTGTCTACACGCATAACCAAGCCATTTTGAGGCATAGGCCCCGAAAAGTGTATACACCAAGAAATGAGGAAATAAGGGAATGACAGACAAGACAGGTATATATTCAGCGAGAGTACCAAAAGAGGTAATAGAGGGGTTAAAGGGGTTAGACCGTAGGCAAGCGATAGAGGGATTGGCGAGGCTTTTATCGAACGGATCAGTGGTAGTGCGGAACGGTAGATTAGAGGTAGAGGCGAACTGTAACGGGTGCCCTTATGTTGAGAACGACCTGAACATGGACAAGTTTGACGAGGTATGTGGGATTAAGGGGATAGATAGACAGAAGGCGCTGGACATGTGTGTACAGATGATGTGGAGGTGAATTATGGCGAAGGTAACTAAAAAGCAGTACAAGGATGCGGCAGAGGGTTTCATGTATATGCTGTCGATGTTTCAGCAAGGGTTCAAAAAGATACAGATAGAGAACGCTGAATTAAGCACTTCCGAGCAAATAGCACTGACAGAAGCATGGTGGCTAGGGGAGATGAGTTTCATGGGACAGTGTGCGAAAAAGGATGATTCAAAGGGGTTGTTTTGATGGAAAAGTGCAAGAGAGAGAAGTGTTTTGGGAATATGGACGGGCGTTGTTATGTGCTGACCGATACGACGGGACAGGATAAGTGCCGGTTTTACCGAGAGGATTTGAACTACCGACAGATCATGCGAGAGACACAGACGCCGAAAGAGGGTAAGAAATGCGATTAGTGGGTGCGGTAGTATTTGCGTTAGTAGTGATGATGTTTTTCAAGGGGTGCCACATGAATGATGATGTATACAGCATGTATGAAATGAACGACGAGTTTAAGTTGTATGTAGACAGGTACGCTAAGAGTAGAGGGATTTCGGTTGAGGTGGCGTTAACCCATGCGGTTGTGCGGCAATACGCTAAATATTTGGGGGAAAGATGAAACGCTGGGTAGCAAGGAAAGAGATAAAGAACTACGACATACACAGAGAGAAAGTAGGGTTTAAGAGTACAGAGGAGATGGCCGAGGCATACACGAAAGCGTTGACCTATGCGATATTTACTGAAAAGGACTACGCGTTTGCTCTTGAACACACCCAGTATGCGAAGAGATATATTGAGGATGCGATAAAAGAGGCTACGAGTATGACCATTTGGGATATAGAGGCGCACTGTCAGCGACATGACGTGACTGCGGACATCCTGTACTGGTATTACCAGCTTTGTTTGTTGAGATCGTATTGGTCATTAGAGGATTTCATACTGTACCTAGAGAAGAACCGTCCGCAAGAGAAACGCTTTTACATGTCGCGGCAAGAGACGTTACGTACTATTGTATGGGACTTCGAGGACCTTAATTACAGGGCCATCAAATTTTTAGGGGTGTCGCTCCCGTCGAGGACGGGAAAATCGACTGTTGCCTTGTTGGGTATCGTATGGGAGGCATTACGTGATCCTGACTTATCAAGTGCGACAGGTACATATTCAGGGGCATTAGCAAGGGCATTCCATGAAGAGGCACTTAACTTCATAACTGAACCGGAATACACCTTCGGTGAAATGTACACGTTTTGGCACAACACAAATGTGGTACTAGAGGACAAGTCAGTTGAGTTCCAGTATTTGAACCTTGGGTCGCCAAGTCGGTTTTCCACACTTGTTTTTAGGGGAATAGATCAGGCGTGGACGGGTGCTGTCGATGTTTCCTTACTGCTTACCGTTGATGATTTGATTCGTGACAGGGAGCATTCGCTTTCACCTACCCGATGCGAGAATACATGGCAAGAATATCTGAATAAGATGGTTGACCGAAAGAGTGGTAAACAGTTTCCGGTTGCAAAACTTATCCAATATCAAGAGATATACGACGTTATACGCAAATTAAGGGGACAAGAGCCGTTCCAACTACCTATATTTGACGGTGCCTTAGAAATGATGATCGGTACGCTGTGGAATGTATATGATCCCCTAGAGAGGATGGAAAAGCTACACGGTGGGGACCCATTGTACCGGTTTAGGAAGATACCGGCATTGAATGAGAACGATGAAACGAACTTCCCGTATCAGTATACGACGGAATACCTACATGACATGCGCAAAACGTTGGACGCACCGGAATGGATGGCAAAGTGGCAACAGGCCCCTTATGTGAGGGAGGGCTTGCTCTACCAGCCTAATGAAATGCTTTATTTTAACGGCGAGTGTCCGGAAGGCAAGACTATTGCGGTCCTTGACCCTGCGGTTGGTGGCGGCGATAATCTGTCGATGTTGCTCATTCGTATAGCGGGGAAGAAGAAGTATATCATTGATTGGCTGTATACAAACGAGACTAAGGGCAAGACAATTCCTGCTATATGCAACAAGGTGATATTTCATAATGTGACCGAGTTGCATTATGAGAGAAATGGTATCGGACGTGCTTTTGAAGAGGATGTGACAAAAGAATTGCATCTTAGGAACTACTTTAGGTGTAAATCCATGCCGTTTAATGCGCCTGAAGGCATGTCAAAAGAGGACAAAATACTGGGATATTCCGACTGGGTTAAGGCTAACCTATGGTTCATAGCCGAGGACGCCAAAAACACCACTTATGCGCGTTCAAGTGACTATGTAAGGGCGCTGGACGACATGTTTATCTACACTACGGTGGGAAAGAATAAGTATGATGACTCCGTTGATAACCTTGCGCAAGCGGCGCGTGTATTTGAGAAATCAAGGAATGGAACTGTTGACATTATATTAAATCCTTTTAGGTGAGGAGAAATCATGACAGAGAGAACAAAAATAGAGTACCGACAAACGGGGGATATTACGGGTGAAGTATATGTGAACGGAAGTAAAGTAAGGGCATCATCGTTTCGGTTTGAACACAAAGCCACGAGCATCCCAAAGGCAATAATAGAGATAGTTGACCCCGATGTTGTAATATCAACCATTGATTGCCACCTTGACAAAAAGACAAAACTTAACAAATTAAAGAGTTTATTCTGCTATAAGAAGAAAAGGGGATAGGTGAGCATATGGATAAGGTAGACGGATATGTAACCAAGATAGCAATAGGCGGGAAGGTTTATGCCTTACGGTGTGAGATAGTCGAGGTATATGCTACCACATGCCCTAAGTGTGGGGGAAACGTGACCCTTAAATATGGTACAGGGAAGTGTGATTTCTGCGGAACGTCATACACAACACAGTTTAAGATGGTTGAGGGATAAGAATGAAATGTAAGAATTGTGGAGCAGAAATAAATAACGGTAAATGCGAGTATTGTGGGTCGGTATTCCTTGAGGATATGCTGTATTTTGTTCCTAATATAAAGATCGATGCGGACAAATTAAGGAATATAGTGACACGGACACGCATCATTAATTACACAGAGGGGGTTTCATGTTTGAAGAACTTAGGGAAATGAACAATGAGATACGGAAAAAGCAGGAGAAAATAGCTGAGTTACGGGCATTAGCTGTATCCATGACAAAGCCGTATGACAGTGATCGTGTACAAACTTCTCCCAGTGACCGCTTATCAAACATTATGTGCCGGATCATCATATTAGAGAACGAGTTAGACGGTATGATTGATGACTACGCGGACGAAAAACAGAGGATTAAGCGGCTAATCTTTCAAGTAGAACGTGAAGAATGGCAAGATATTCTTTATATACATTACATAGAGCAAAAATCCTTTTCCGAGATTGCAAAACACATGGGTATATCCCTTAATGCTGTCAAGACATTAAATAATCGGGCGTTAAAATGTTTGAGGGGGCTTGACGAAACCGGTTCTCTTTGATATAGGGTGAAATGGAATAGAGTCAAAAGGGCGCAAAGTGCGTCCTTTTTTGTGCGGAAATGAGGGACAGATCATGGCAAAAGCAACGTATAGACAAGTTATAAATGGTGAAGTTTACAACGTAGGTGATGACTTACCGGAGTACGGCACAATCACGGTATTGGAAAACAAACATGGTGTGATCTATGCCGAGGGATTAGTAAAGGACGTAGGAAAGTTAACCACAGCCCTTGGATGGGTTTCCGAGGGTTCAAAGGCACTGTTTACCGACACAAACGAAGCATATTCGTTTACAGGCGGCGAATGGTCAAAGATGGGAGGTTGACTATGATAGACGTTTTAACACTGGCACTGAGTCAGTCATATACGGATAACGAGATAGCGGGTGCAGGGGCAATAAAGGGCGCACCCTGCGAGATTGATTCTATTACAGATGGTGTAGTGACGTTCAAATGGACGGACGCTAACGGTAATACACAGTATTTAGACCTTGATGTAGGCGAAGCGATAGCCGAGAAACTTAGTTTTGCAATAAACGATGGTGATTTGGAAGTAACAACGGAGGTATAAGATGGCAACACAGAATTTAGGACGAGTAAAGATAGTATGGCAGGGTGAATATAACAGTGCCACAGCTTACGTTATAGATGATGCCGTAACTTACGAGGGGTCATCTTATGTCTGCATAAAGGCAGGAGCAAATAAAGTCCCCACTAACACCGAATATTGGGAGGTAATCGCTCAGAAAGGTGAAAAAGGTGACAAAGGCGATACAGGCGCAAAGGGTGATAAGGGAGATAAAGGCGATAAGGGTGACAAGGGTGATTCCACCACGGCAAACGAGGATAACATTATCGCCAACACCAAACTGATAAAAGATACAGTAGGGTGGAGTGGAAAGAATAAATTGCCAAATCATCTTGTTAATGTTACAGGAAATGGAACAGTTACACATAATGCAGATGGTACAGTAACCCTTAATGGAACTTTTGCTTCGGCAACTACTGTTTTTGTTTTAAATAGAACAGATAGCGAAGCAAAAAACTTTATGAAAGATAAAAGAATAATTTTGAGCCGTGGTGTAGGTACTACGGGTACTACGTTCTTTATGAATAAGTATAATGGGGCTACAAATGTTGGAACAGCGGCGAACGTACAAGGTGCTGACTATTCAAAAAGCGAACCTTTTACACTTGATTATTCAGATTTTGACAGTGTTGCTGTTGGAATATATATTGCGGCTAATGCAACATTTAATAATCTGAAATTATATCCTATGGTTGTTGACGCTGATTGTTTGGATTTATCCTACGAACCCTATTTCGGTTCAACTGCCTTCCCCCGTTCAGAACAGGCATTGTTGGGGGCGAAGAATTTACTTAGACCTACATTAACAACGTTTACTACTAATGGAGTTACATTTACAGTAAATGAGGATAAGACTATTACTGTAAATGGTACAGCAACTGCGGATATATATTGTCCTGTTTTTAATAGAGAGTATGCTCCAGAATTATCACAAGGTTCGTATCTTGTAAGTGGTGGAGTTGCTGAAACTACTAATTATAAATTTTACTTACAGGAACGTAATGCCGCTAACACTGATTGGGGTAGAGCATATTATGATACCACGGGTGAAGGTGTTCAATACGATAGAACAACAGATGTAAGATATGCAGTATTTATTTGGGTAAAGAGTGGAGCAACATTAAATAATGTTAAGTTTTATCCAATGATAACTCTTGCATCTGATACAGACCGCACTTTTGCCCCTTATGCCATGACTAATAAGGAGTTGACGGATATAGTACAGAAGATAAAAGATATTGATATTTCCTTATCAAATGAGTCACATAAAATGTATGAGGAAAATGGGATAACTATTCTTAGTGCTTCATTCAACTACAATGATGATTTATATACTTCGGTTCATGCGAACGAAAGTCCGACACTTGGTATAAGGGATACAAGAGTATACCTTGAGACAGCAACAAATACAACAAGGACATTTAAAGTTAGAATTAGATATGTATAAAACCATCAACTTAATATCCCTTATCGGAGTGTGAAGAATATAAGCACAAGATAGATGGACGCATCGAAAGTAGGTAAATCGCTGACCTATTTCTTGTGCTTAACATTTCAGCGAGTTTACGAAAGCGAGGTAAACAGATGGAAGAATTATTGAAGAAACTCAAGGAAGAAAAAGAGTATTTAGAAAACGAGGTAAATGGTGCATGGGATAACGATGCACAAGCAATCCTTGAAGAATTTCTTGAGTTTGTCGAGGAATGTATTTCTGTATGCGAAAAAAGTTAAGACACTTATATTTTCTCATAGGACTAACTGTTATACTGATATGCACTCCGTGTAAGGCAGAGATAACACCACAATTATTGCAAGAGTGGGGCAGACAACCATCAAACGTACAGTGGAATGTATTTTATCAGCAGACGAATATCCAAGTGGTCGATAATCTCGATTGGCAGAGTCCAAACCTGTATGACACTTATGCTTACACCACGCTTAATGTCAGCAACGGCTTAGTAAATTCCATTGATATGCGGATAAAGCGAGGGTACGAATTTGCTCTCACTCACGAGGTCGGTCACTGCATATCTAACGCAAACCGCACTCCGTATTGGTGGTGCTATCAGCCGTGCTTCATTCAGATTTGGCAACAGGAGCGGTACAACAACGCACTCATGGCACAAGGCATTGATGACATCAGGGAATACTTCGCTTGTGCTTATGATTTGTATTTGCGATTCCCTGCCATTCTTAAACAGGCGAATCCGCAAACTTTTAATTACATCACGGTAGTTTTAAGCTACACATAAACCCACCACGCCTCTTAACAATGCGTACCACGGTGGGTATTTTTGTAAGAAACACCCAAAGGGGGTGCTTTTATGGGAGATAAACCAATGGAGTATATCAGCCGAGACGAACATGTAGAGTTCTCTAAGCGCATGGAAAAAGAGCATGAGGTACAGAATGGTAGAATATCTGCCTTGGAAAAAGCAGTGGAAAGCATAACACAAATCACAGTCAATGTTGAACGCTTGGCTATCTCAATGGAAAACATGACAAAGGAACTTGAACGCCAAGGTAAGCGGTTAGACGCTATTGAAGATACTCCTAAAGACAGATGGAACACTGCGGTTAAAGCGGGTATCACTACCATTGTTGGCACTATTATCGGTGCTTTGATTACAAGCGTAGTTATGCTGATGAAATAGGGGAAGATATGAAAGACTACAAGAAAAACAGTAAACCATTTTCACAAATATGTCACAATTCTTTCGGGCGCGAGATCATCTATACAAACGAAATAAAGATCGACCGAAATAATATCCTGAAAGAATTGCCGAAAGCTCTGTCATCACATAGCGAAAACAGGGAAGAAATAGATTATCTATATAATTATTACAAGGGCAATCAACCGGTGCTTTACCGCGAGAAAAAAATACGCCCTGAGATAAATAATAAGGTAGTACAGAATATAGCGTACTTTATTGTTGAGACAAAGACTGCAGATATAGCCAGTGAACCAATACAGTACGTATTAAGGGGCGCTGACGAGGGCAAAAGTGAACAGATAGCTTTACTCAACACGCTGATGGACTCAGAGGATAAATCATTCTTAGATATATGCCTTGCACGCTGGAGGTCTATATGCGGCACGTCATTTAGGTTTATAGCCAATGACAACGGGCAGAGTTCATTGTTAGATGAGACGGACTTTAGACTAAGCGTATGCGATCCCCGTGATACATTTGTATGCTATTACAGAACCGGCTTACCGGCATTCTCATGTCAGATAAATCAAGATGAGAAGTCAAAGAACATTTATTTTGTATACACCAACGAAGAATGGTTTGTAATAAAAGGCCAGCAGATTGTAAATAGTGGCACAAATGGTTTCTTTGCCATTCCTGTAATAGAATATCCCAACAATGAAAGCCGGCTATCTGATATTGAGATCACTATTTCGCTTACAGACTCAATCAATGAGATTTGTAGTGACAGGGCAGACGGTGTGGCCCAGTTCGTTAGTTCGTTTATTAAGTTTGTTAACTGCGAAATGGACGCCGAAAAGTTTGCTCAATTAAGGCAGACGGGTGCATTCATAGTCAAGTCAAATAATGGTGATAACAAAGCTGACGTAGATATAATGTCAAGCGAACTAAACCAAGAGCAGACACAGGTTGCCATTGATGATTTGTTTAACAAACTCTTAGTAATACAGGGTATTGCAAACAGAGAGGGTAATACAGGCGGTGATACCGGACAGGCTGTACTTAGTAGAAACGGCTGGGTTGATTCTGAGAAGAGAGCCGAATTATCCGAGCCAATATTTAAAAAGGCCGAAAAACAGTTTTTACGCATATTGCTATATAAGTTAAGCGTAAGTGGTATGACTGATTTAAAGGTATCAGACATAGAAATTAAGATAAGCCGTTCAAAGATGGATAACATGCTTACAAAGGTAGAAACCTTAAAGATGTTACTTGAAAGCGGTATTTATCCTGAGATAGCTATTAAGTCGGTAGGTTTCTTTGCTGATCCTGAACAAGTAGCTATAACAAGCAAAAAAAGAATGGATATTCTTTATCCGCAAAAGGTACAGGAGCCACAGACAAAGCCTGACGAAACAATAGAGGTTGTAGATGAAGAGGTAGCATGAGTATTGATGAATTAAACCAGCTTAAAGAATATTTTGAGCCTATGGGAATAAGCGACGCGGAGAAAAAGAAACGGGCGTCAGTAGGAGAACTATTCTACGACGCCTTTTTCTATGTCCTTACGCTTTTAAAGGCCGATGCTAGGCTTAATGACGAACTGGATAGTGAATTTTATACCAATACATTGGCTGGCCGCCTTATGGATAGCTTAGATGAAAACGATGTTGAATATGATCCTGAGTACGTACATAAGATGGCGTCAGATATTATCGAATCTACCATAGATCATTACAGCGAGGAAGAATACTTTACCGATGAAAGATATTTAAGACTTGCCGAAGATGAAACAAATTCAGCATGTGACAGTGCCGAACTAATAGCGGCAATGAGGCAAGGGAAAAAATACAAAATGTGGTGTTCGATGGAGGACTTTAGTGTGCGGCCTGCACATTTTGAGGCAGACGGACAAAAGGTATTGATTAGCGATTATTTCTATGTAAATGGAGAACACTTACGGTTCCCTCACGACATGGAAAACGGTACAGCTATTAACAATGCCCGATGCCGGTGCCATATGACCTTTTTATAGGCATTAGATAGACCCCTAAAGAGGTCTATTTTTTATGCAATAAATTAGCACCTATGCGTAAATAGGAACCCATGTGACGCAACCACGATAAAAGCGAAGGGAGAAAGGGAAAGAAAATGACACGTGAAGAAGTAAAGGCATTGTTTGTTAGTTGGGGAATAGAGGAACCCTCTAACGAACAGATCACAGACTATCTCAACAAAATTCAACAGGCTGTAAAAGGTGCTGAGGACAAGGCCGCAAGGTACAAGTCAGAAGCAGACAAGGTGAAGGAACTTACAAAACAGCTTGATGAAATGAACAATGCAAAACTAACGGACGAGGAAAGGTCAGCAAAGGCGGTCGAGGAGGCTAACAAGCGTGTACTGGAATTGGAAAACACCGTCAAAACCATGCAGTTACAGAAATCGTTAGCTGAAATCGGCATAACCGGCGAGGACGCTTCGGCCTTAGTGGGGGAGGATGGTTCACTTAACACTGAGAAACTCGGTGAAATCCTGACAGCAAGGGAAAAGAACGCGGTTGATGTTTACAAGAAACAGGCACTTGAAAGCACACCGTCTCCCGAAGGCAAGAAAGAGGAAAAGAAAGAACCGGATGCCCCATACAAAGAAATAGTTGACCGCGTGGCGGCTTCTAAGAAAACAGAAACCGAGGCCGTCAACATTATAGATTCTTACAAATAGGAGGACAAGAAAATGAAGTATTCAGAGACTTCTGTACTTAGCACCCCTGAAGTCCTTAAAAGGATGCTCGGTGCTGAGTACCTTAAACCCATCACACTTGATGCCAACGCATTTACGAATGGCAAGTGTGCGGCTGGAACAGCTATCGCTGAAGATGGCGATTTAAGTACCGGCGATGGTACTGACGTATACGGTGTTCTTCTGAATGATGTTTTTTCAGACAACCCGAACGGTTCAGTTATCGTTGCTTCTGCAGTTATTAACAAGGCTAACACAACAGTTTCCGATGACGATATAGAGGCATTGGCGGCTAAGGTTGTTCTTTTTGAGTAAGGGGGTGTAGAAATGAATTTTAGAGACATATTTACCGCACCCGCTATTGCGGCTGTATACAACGAGGCGGCATCAAACCGTATACCTTATCTTGGTGAGGGATTTTTCCCCGCAAAGCAGAAGGCTGGACTCGACCTCAAGTGGCTTATTCAGAACAAGGGTCTGCCTATCACACTTGCTCCCAGTGCATTCGACACCGTAGCACCTATCCGTTCAAGGGAAGGTTTTGAGGTTATCGACACGGAGATGGCATACTTTAAAGAGGCTATGCTTATCAAAGAGCAGGATATTCAGGACTATGAAACAATGGCCGAGGATTCACCCAAGGCACGCGAGATACTTGACCGTATCTTTGATGATTCCGCAACCCTTGTCGAGAGCGCACATGTTGTCGCTGAAAGAATGAGGATGCAGTTACTTGCAAACGCAAATGGGCATCCTTCAATTTCACTTGCTGTTGCGAACGGGGCAACATATACATATAACTTTGACCCTAACAACAAGTATTCAACCAACAACTTTACTGCACTGTCGGGTACATCTTTGTGGTCAGATACTACAAATTCAGACCCTTTAAAGGACGTATCAGATGCGCAGGACAATGTAGAGCAGTCAACAGGCACACGCCCGTCTATCATGCTTATAAGTAAGGCAACAATGAACCTTCTTAAAGCCAATGCAAGAATTAAGGGCGCTATCCTTGCGCAGAACGTAACCGCAAACGTTCTTATGACAGACGCAAGGGTTAAGGAACTCTTTTCGACCGAACTTGGCATAAACATTATCGTTTACACCAAGCAGTTCAAGGATTGGGATGCCACCGCAGGTGCTTACGTAGCAAGTAAGTTTTATCCTGATGGAATGGTTACACTTCTTCCTGAAGGCGCACTTGGTAACACTTGGTTCGGCATTACACCTGAACAGCATCGTGCTGACAAGCTGGATGTTGCTGTTGTAGATACTGGTATTGCCGTAACTAAGGTTGTTAAAGAGGACCCTGTACAGACACTTACTAAGGTGTCAGAGGTTCTTCTTCCTTCATTCGAGAGGATGTATGAGACATATATGATCAAGGTTGCCACAGTAGCATACTAAAAAAGGAGGGCGACGCTATGAAGTTTCCATACCATGTGGTTCATAATGGCGTCTCTTACCCGATTGGTACAGATGTACCGATAGAGGAAACAAACGGGGGCTTAAATGCCCCCGTTAAAGTTTCGGGGAAAGATGATGTAGTCAAAGAGGAAGAGCGCCCACGCAAATATTCTGAGGAAGATTTAAAAGTCCCTTATTTCTCGCTTAAAGCAATGGCCGAAAAGGAAGGGATAAAATTACCTGAAAAACCGTCAGGGCGCGATATAAAGGAATTATTGAGGGCATTATGACAATAGATAATTTAACAACCATAGTTAAGAATAAGGCGCTTACCTATATGCAAGAAACCGACGAGGAGATAACCGTATTTCCACAGTCTATTGTTGACTTTGTTATAGAGTATGCAATCAATGAAAGTCACTTCCCTAACGACTATTCGGACGAGGCCATAGGAACGAGACTAAGCCGATGTGCAAACGCACTGGCAATGGCTTGTATCGAGGTTTATTCACGTGCCGGTAGTGAAGGTGAAAAGGCACATAATGAAAACTCTATCGCAAGAACATACGAAGGCGCATGGATAAGTAGTAGATTACATGACGTTCTGCCTAATTTTGTAGGGGTGATTTAATGCGGTGCCTTAAAAGGAATAAACAAACATTATATTATGCGTTGCTTGTAGGTACTATACCTGAATACGAGTACGACGAACACGGTAATAAGATAGTTGACTACGTAGACGAGGGCGTAACCTACTATGTTGAAACCGGTACAACGATAAAGGTATACAGCGAACCCGTTGAGTTTAAAGGTAACATTGCGCTAAGCGGCTCAGATGTAACGCGGCAGGAGTTTGGTGTATCAGATGATCGGTACGAGGCGGTGTTAGTTACTAATAAAAATCAGTTACCTATAACAGAAACGTCCTTACTTTGGTATCAAACAACACCGTCAACAAAGACGATAGAAGGCGTAACATACGCCGATGACGCTACTGCAGATTACAGGGTACTAAAGGTTATCCCCTCATTAAACAATGACAGGTATATTTTGGCAAAGGTTGTTAAATGAAATATCGAGTAGGTCTTGAATCCGCACAACTTTATAATTTGGCATACGAATTGATGAAGTATGCGGAAACATACGAGGCCAAAGTACAAATTTTTCTCGAAAAGTTAGCCGACGTTGGGATTAGCGCCGCGCAGAAACATGAGGGTGATTTTGCCGGCTACATAGCTTACTCAAAAGAGTTTGAGTTTGGCGGTGATAAACAAACCGTATATTTGGTCGCTAGTGATAGCCAGCTAATCACAAAGGCGTGGTACGTATCGCCAAAGTCTGCAGAGATACGAGAAGAGCAAATAAATCCTTTACTAATGGCCGAGTTTGGTAGCGGCCGCCATGCAATAGAGGGTAAAGGTGCGGCGAAAGGCTTGGGTGGCCAAGGCACATTAAACCTTTACGGTCATGCTTTCGACGCTGGTGGTTGGTATTGGTGGACTGAAAGCCCCGACACTGAATCGGATGATGAGGTAGTAGTGGTAACTAAAAAAGGCCGTTACAAACATCATTCAGAAGGTGTTAGGCCCAGTCAGCCTTTACATAATGCGGTATTAGACTGTATCAAACAAGTCGTGGAAATAGCAAAAGAGGTATTCGGATGAGTTCAGAATGGATTGACAAAAGGATAAATGCTATGTATTCGCATGTCCGGTCAAGGACTATAAGCAAATTCAAAAACAAATATCCCGACATTAACTTTTCACAGGACGACGCTGAAAACACTGACGCTAAATTTCCTACCGTATACATGCAGTTTGATTTTGCGGAAAGACAGTCAACCCTAGACGGTGGGGTAATAAATGCGGTTTACATGACGGTTCGTACTCAGGTATCAGTCAAGGATGATTCCTCGCAAGGCAATAACGCCGCGCGCGAGGTAAACGCCAAGGTGCGGGACGAAATGAGTAATCTAGGATTTATTATTTCGGGCGGCTCAATTCCTACAAGGTCAGGCGGCGTAAAAATATTAGTTTCAAATTATCAGAGGATGGTTGGTTACAACGATCCTTTAACTATTTAAGGAGGATAAAGAAATGGCAGTAACAGAAGCGGGTCTTTCGACCCTTGGTATTACATTCGGTTATGCTATCGGGGACACCAAGCCTGCAAGTTTTACACAGCTTGAACGTATCGTTTCCATTGGTGAAATGAGCGTTGAACCCGAAACCATAGATGTATCAACCTTAGAGGACTATACATCTAAATTTGTTGCCGGAAGAGGCACTATCACTGATAGTCTGCCCGTTGTTGTCAACTTCACAGACGAGATCGAGGCACAGTGGGATGCGTTACTTACGGCTTATGCCGGAAGAAACACAGGTGAAACATGCTGGTTTGAGATCATTGTTCCTAACAAGACAAAGGCCGCATTTTTCAAAGCACAGCCGCCTGCAAAGTTACCTATTCCCAGCATGGAGCAGAACGCTTCATTGCAGGCTACCATCAACCTCGTTGTTGAGGACCTTGTAGGTTGGGACACGAAGGTGGCTTTTTAACACAGGGTACGGATGAGCCGACATCCGACCCTAACAATGATAATTCGGCAGGAGATGATACAACACTACCCGATGGTGGTTGATTGTATAATAGCGCAAGAACAGGGCGGGCTTCGGCCTGCCCTTTCCCTTGTGCGGGGAAAGAAAGGGAAAGAATATGATAAAAATGTTTAATGTTAATGGAAAGTCTTACAAAGCAAAAGAATTTGATTTTAACCTTTTATGCGACCTTGAAGAGCAGGGTCTTTCGTTAGAGGACATAGACAGGAAACCTATGTCACTTATAAGAACATATCTTGCGTTCTGCGCCAACATTACCAAAGAAAAGGCCGGAAAAGAGATTGAGGAACACTTGACTAATGGTGGCAAGTTTAATGACGTTGTTGAGGCCATGTCAGAACAGATGAACAATTCGGGTTTTTTTCGGGCACTCCAGCAGACGAGCGCGGAGGAAGAGACAGAGACTTCAACAGAGAGTCCGAAGAGGGGTCGAAAAGCGTAAGTGATTATCCGTCGTTAAAGGAATATTACGAGAACGAATGGATGCCGAAGGTGATACCTCTAGGCACCACATACGACGATTTTTGGCGCCTAAATCCACGCAAGGTTAATGTTATGGTCAAAGCCTATAACGAGGCTAAAAAGGACGAAATACGAAAGTACAACATGCTTTATCACTTAGAGGGGCTTTACTTTTCAGAAGCCCTGTTAGCGACAGTAGGAAACATGTTTAGGAGTAAAGGCCAAAAGGCATTTGAATATCCCAAAGAGCCTTACACGCTTGACCTTGAATACGAGGAAGGACTTGACATGACCGATAAAGAGGATCGTGAGGTTGCATTAAAGCGTAGACAGTTTGTAACAAACCTTAATAACATTTTCCGAGACATAGACAAGGCAATAGGAGAGAAAAAGGATGGCGGCAACTCTTGAAACCTTATCAATACAATTTAATGCTAATGGCGTACCAAAAGCCGTTGAGAACATCAAGGCTATGGGCGAGGCTGTCAAGAAACTGGGTGACGGTTTAAAGGCGATAGAAACAGGCAAACTAAGCACGTTTGCGGACACAATGGCAGTACTAAAAAAAAATGCGCCCAATGACAGACAGGCCGCAAACATGGAGAGGTTTGCAAATGCGATAGTAGCATTAGCGGGCGCTATCAACGGTGCCGACTTTAGTAGTTTTTCTGCAGGTCTGACAGCAACAGCGCAAGCGGCCAACTCTATGAAAAAGGGTGCCGTTAACAACATTAAGGCCGTTGCTGAAATAGGTAAAGAGGCTGAAAAGGCGGCCGATAAGGTTAACAAAGCCACGTCTAAATCAAGGCAATCAACAACCGATAATAGAACTGATGATCAAGCCGGTTCCATGAGAACGATTGTTGCGTCATTAAGGACAGCAGAGTCCATGACCGCAAAGCTGAAGTCTATGTTTAAGGGTATTGTTGTGCCTACCAAACAGTTTAAGAACCTTGAAGAACAGGCTAATAAAGTCGCTGAGAAATACGAGAGATTACGAACTAAGATACAGCAGTCCTTAGACGAGGGAAAGTACAAAGAAGGGTCATCTAAGTACAAAGAAAAGATGGCTGAGTTAGAGGGGATTCAGAATGAGTACGACAGGCTTATTCAGAAGCAGAAGGAACTTGCATTAGCCGGAACCGAGTTTAAGTTAAACCCTACTGTACAGGGCGCTTTAAAAGCATTCGGGGCTGGTTTCTCAAAAGTAACCTCGCTCGTCACAAGTAACTTTTTCCCTGCATTACGCAAGCTAAACTCTATGCTTGGGTCAGTTGCTAAGAAGATGCTTGGCTTAGTAACCGCATCTAAGGCATTTAGCAAAACAGGAACCAGTGTAAAGGACCTTGCAAAGAAACTATCAAGCGAGTTTCTTAGGCTGTCTAAAATGCTTAAACTAATGGTTACTCGTATGGCTTTACGTAAAGTCATTGAGGAGGTCGGTAACGGCTTTAAATCATTAGCTTTACATTCAGAACAATTCGACAAGTCAATGTCGAGTATTATAAACGCAAGTAAACGTATGGGCTATTCCTTTGCATCAATGATCTCGCCGCTTATTAACGCATTAGCCCCTGCGATTGTATATATAATTGACCTGCTTACTAGGTTGATAAATGTTATCAATCAGGTATTTTCGGCTTTATCCGGCGCGTCTACATGGAATAGGGCTATTGCATTTACAGATAAATGGTCCGACTCGATTAAAGAAGCCGGCAAGTCAGGAAGTAAAGCGGCCAAAGAGTTAAAGAAAACTGTACTTGGTTTTGATGAACTTAATCAATTACAGGATAATAAGAATAGCGGCGGCGGTGGTTCAGACATTAAGGACATGTTTGAAACCGTTAAGATAGACCCTAAGTGGAAAGAGTTTGCTAATTGGCTCAAAGACATGTGGAAAATGGGCGACTTTACCGACTTAGGAAACTTTTGGGGTACTAAGCTACGGGATGCCTTAGAGTCTATTCCATGGGATAAAATACGCAATACTGCCAATAAATTAGGCAGTGCGCTTGCCTCACTTATCAATGGCTTTGTAAGTGTTGAACGACTTGGTTATGACATTGGAACAACAATAGCACAGTCTGTTAACACAGTCTTTGAGTTTATTAATGGTTTTGTTCATAAACTTGACTGGAAAGCCATAGGTAAGTTTATAGGTGATACCTTCAACGGCTTCTTTGAAAATATTGACTGGAAGCTAATAAAAGATACTGTTGTCACGGGCTTTAAGGGACTTGCGACAGCAATACAAGAGTTTATTGAAACATTCCATTGGGACAATTTATCTACGTTTATAATTAATGGAATTGATACTGCAGTATCGGCTATCAGGGTATTCTTTGAAGGTATCAAATGGGGTGATTTAGGTAAAAAGATCGGTGAACAGATCACCAAGAGCATAAAAGGTATACCTTGGAAAGAGGTTGGTTTAGCAATAGGCGATATAATACAAGCGGCTATTGATTTTGCTAGCAACCTGATTAACCAGCTTGATGTACAGGACGCAATTAACGCCTTAACAGAGTTGTGGAAAGGCATTACAGAACAGGTCGATTTTGAACAGGCCGGTGAAACTCTTGGCAAGGCATTACAGTACGTCAAAGACTTAATAAAAGGCTTTTGGGATGAGAACGGCGACGAGGTTAAAGAGAAATTCCATGAGTTCTTCACCGGATTGTGGAACACCTTAGATGATGACCTACCCGAACTACTCGGCATAGCATTTGATATAGGCTGGTCGATTATTAAAGAGATTATGCGCGGCTTATGGGATAACAAGAGTGCTGTAATGTCAATCTTGGGACTAGCCTTAGTATGGGGCTTAAAGTCGGCCGCTATATTTGCTGTCGGACAGATTGCTACACTGGCAATAGGTAAAGCAATAGGAAAAAGTGTTGCAACGCAAATTACCGAGGCGCTAGCCGCACAAATAGGTACAAATGGCGTAGTTACAGCAACACAAGCGGGCACTACATTAGGTGATAGTGTCGGTGCCGGAATAACAACGTCAACAAAAAGCGGTGGAATAGCCGCCGCATTATCCGGTATTGTATCAGCCGTTTCGTATGCACTAGGCGGTATAGCGGTAGCCCTCGTGGAAATCGAAAACTCCAAAGGCGTGTCAACGGCGGTAGCAAAGATGTTAGGCTTTGATGACGAGACCGTTAAGAAATTCCAAGACACTTATAGCGGCTTCGGTGGAACAATTAAACTTGTTCAAGATTCGATCAAGACCATAGGCGGTGCTATTAGCGGCAACAAAGAAGATATGAATGCTTACCACTCTAGTATGGAGGAGTCATACAGCAGAGTAAGCGGCAAAGTCGAAGATTATACCTCTAAGGTTAAAGAAGGTGAAACAGCGACCAGCAACCTTATTAAAGTCTACAAGAGTGAGAATGAGGTACTTGCGGATCAGCAAAAGGCCCATGACAATGTTGTCGGTTCCTATAAGACACACTGGGATGTAGTTAATCAAAGCAAAAAGGCCAACGAGGACTTCAATAAATCCACTACCGACCTTGATACGTCAATAAAGAATTACAACGAGGGCCTTAAAAAAAAAAGGGAGGCATTAAATACAACTAAGGACTCAGAGATAGATGTTGCTAAATATTCGCCTGAATTAGAGAAGGCACTTGAACAAGTTCGTACTGAAATGGGTACGACCGTAACAGAGGCGACTAAATTAAGTGATACAAACAATAAACTGGGATTATCGTTAGATAAGTTAGGCCAGTACCATAAGCAACATGAGACAACATTTAAGACCCATGCGGACATATTAAGTGAATTAAGCAAAAAGAATACAGAGGTATCCAATTCGCTTAAATTAAACTATGAGAACGCTAACAAAGCCAAGGAAGCAACAGATAAATTTAAGACCTCTATAACCAGTAATGAGAGCGCCTTAAAGACATATAACACATCATTAGACAATGTACGCAAGTCTCTTGGTACAACTAAGGATGCTGAAAAATCAGTTGTTGATTACGCGCCGACATTTAATAGCTCTTTAGAGAGCGTTAGAAGAGAAATGGGTACGACAAGTGCCGAGGCCCAAAAGACCGGAAAGAACATAGTAGATGGAATTAAGGAACCCATCAAAACAGCTAAGTTTGATTCGGAAACACAGGCGTTTTATAAATCACTGTATGGTAGCTTTGGGAACACCTTTGACGCACACTCACCGGCAAGGAAAATGTACCCCATGGGTACTAATATTATTGACGGTGTATCAGAAGGGTTCAAGCAAGGCTTTGACGGATTTAAAAACGTTATTAGTGAGTTCTATGATCGCATAGTAAAGCCGAGTTTTGATGCGGCTAGCTGGACATTTGATGGTGTTGCCGATGGGCTAAAGAAAACCTTTGAAGGTGCTAAATCAGCAATCAAGGGTGTTTGGAACGATATAGCCGATAAACTCAACGGTGAGCATGATATTGGGTCTAGTTCATTTAGGATAAATCTTCCTAAGTTTGCCGGCGGCGGTTTCCCTGAAGATGGTCTCTTCATGGCTAACCATTCGGAGTTAGTGGGGTCGTTCGCAAATGGCAAGACAGCCGTAGCGAATAACGCTCAGATTGTTGAAGGCATACAGGCAGGTGTTTACAATGCTGTAATGAGTGCTATGAGTCAGACAAGTAGCAACAATGGCTATATCTCTAATGAAATTGTAGTAGATGGTGAAGTGATTGCGAGGTCAATTACCAAAGCGCAAGAAAAAATGAACCGGCGTTATTCGCCGCAAACAGTTTAAGAATGAGGGCAAGACTTAACGGTCTTGCCCTTTATTTGTTAAGGAGAAAATCATGGCAGTAGCAGAATTTCCTTTTATGGTAAATGGTGTAGACGTACCTGTACCGTCTGAGTTCGGATGGTCCGTACAGGATGTTAGCGCTCCTGACAGTGGCCGTACACTCGACGCAGTTATGCACAAAGAACGTGTCGCAAGAAAAGAGAAAATACAACTTAAATGGTTAGGGAAAACGCCGGAGGTGGCGGCTCAAATATTACAGCTATTTGCACCTGAATACTTTAATGTGACATATCGCTGTCCTTTGACCAATTCAGTAGTAACCAAAGAGTTTTACTGTGGTGATCAAAGCGCACCGTACTACTGGTGGTGTGATGGCGGCAGGCATGAAAGTATTTCTTTTAACATAATAGAGAGGTAGTTATGAGGCTAGTATCCGACTATTACAAAGACAAAATACGAAGCGGTGAAACAAGAAATTTCCTTATAAAAATAGATTTAACATTAGCTGATGATACCACGCTTACATTAACAGAGCATGATATAATCGCTAATTCATTTAAAATATTAACCGCATCTTCGGGTGATTCTACCTTTGATATAGGGTCAGCTATTATCGGCAAGTGTGAGTTTTCACTGATTAACTTTGATGACCGTTACCTTCAATATGATTTCTTTAATGCCACGGCGGTAGTATGGGTAAAACTCGAAGGGGATAGTGAATACCATAGGATAGGCTTCTATACGGTAGATGAACCTAATTATGTTGGGTCAATCATACAGATAGAAATGCTTGATAATATGTGGCTGTTTGACGTTCCTTTGGCAGATGTAAACCTTTCGTTTCCTGCAACCATCTTAACGGCAGTAACAACTATCTGTACTTATTGTGGGGTTACTTTAGCAGATACTACGTTTAATGGCTATAACTTCACCATTTCGGAATTACCCGATAAGGAAATGAATTGCCGCGAGTTCTTACAGTACGTTGCAATGATAGGCTGTAATTTCTGCGTAATGAACTCACAGGGACAGTTGAAGATTAGATGGTACAACACACCCTCTATTGAAGAGGATTCCTTAGATGGCGGTTCATTCCTTACCAATACTACTCCATACTCAGATGGTGACACGGCAGATGGTGGTAACTTCACTAATTATTCTAGTGGTGATGATTACGATGGTGGATCTTTTGTAGGTGAGGATATACCTTATTTCACACGTCTATTTACTCGTAATCTTGTTACCGATGAGATCACTATTACAGGCGTAAAGTTTATCATAGACGAAACGGAATACTCTATTGGTACAGAAGGATATGTACTTATATTAGAAAATCCGTTAGTAAACGTAAGCAATGTCAATGCGGTTCTTAACCTAATATGGGGTGTTCTAGGAAACTTTAAAATGCGTGGGTTCAGTGTTACGGCATTACCGGATATTGCACCCGAAGTAGGTGATTATGTTGCTATCTCATATAAAGGCAACATGATTTATTCCTACTTAACGTCATTTACCTTTACACCCTCATCATGTAGTGCGGCGTTGGGCTGTGAAGCACCTACACGCAATTTACAGAGACGATACTCTAAGTCTGTACAAACGGCAGTCGAGATAGCTAAGACTAAAACAAATGAGATCATTTCAGTTTATGACAATGCGGTACAGATGATGAACGCTATTGCTGTTAATGCAATGGGGGCTTACGAAGCGTATGAAGAAGCACCGACAGGCGGCAGGATATACTATTTATCTAATAGACCTATTACGTTTGATGACCAAGGCATTAAGTTTGTAGTCGATTCTACTGTATTCAAGATAACGGGTGATGGTTTCTTTGTTGCTCAAAGTGCAGGGGAAAGACCATCTTCAACTACGTTTGTTAATGGATATAACACTCAGACAGGACAGTTAGTTATCAATGTTCTTGACGCAATAGGGATAAACGCCGATTGGATAAAATCCGGTACTATTGCTACTAACTTAATCACCGCACTTGACAGCACAACAACTGTTGGCGGCAAAACTATTGATGCAATAGCGCAGGAAAAAGCAGATGCGGCAGAATTAGCGGCAGAGAATACGGCGGCACAAGCACTTGCGGCACAAGTCGCTATATATGATGCCGACATAGCTGATTTGCAAAATCAAATAGATGGGAATGTTACTACTTGGTACTATTCGGGCGTTCCTACATTAAGCAATCTTCCTGCTAGTCAATGGACAACAACAACGGATAAAGATAATCACATAGGCGATATTTACTATGATTCTGCGACTGGTTATGCCTATCGGTTTATGAAAAGCGGTAATAACTATGTATGGACTAAAATATCTGATTCCGACATTGAAGCGGCTTTAGCAGAAGCGCAGGACGCTTGGGATTTAGCCGATAACAAACGAAGGGTGTTTATTACACAGCCAACGCCGCCTTATGATTTAGGTGATTTGTGGGTACAGGGTACAAGTGGAGATATAATGCGGTGTAGAGTAGCCAAGCCTAATGAAACATCACAGTCATATGAAGCGACAGACTGGATTAAGGCTTCTAAGTATACTGATGATTCTGCTGTCAATGCTTTGGATAACAGTTTAGACCAAACAGAGGTGTTTAATCGCCTAATCGGTGGTGATACAAGACAGGGTATCGTGCTGAATAATGGTAAGTTGTATCTGAGAGGTGATTACCTAGAAGCGGGGGCTATTACTGTCGGTGGTTCTGCCTTTTCAACTAACCCCACACTCGTGGTTAAAGATACAGGAAACCAAGATATTGTACGACTTAATGTTAACGAGGGTATATGGGCGCAAGAAGGTACAATAGGTGATTTAACACTTGAAGATGGCGAGTTACACGGGGATGGTGAATACTTATTAAAAGATACTAAAACGTATAATGAGGGTAATTCTTCGCTTGGTGGTGGACATTCAATAATCACTGACCTTATTCCTAAAGACTTGCGTTTGTCAAAACCTTTTAAAATATCTGTTGATTATACTGTATCTAATTTAAGTAAAACAGATACCCGTAATTTCCGTTTTGAATTGCTTCAACGCAGTGGAAACACACAAACCACAGTAGCACAGACATCCATTACAGAAGTTGAAGGTTCATATACCGCACTTCTTGATTATTCTATAAGTAATACTGATACATATAATTATGCTGTTTATGTAATGCACGATGTTGGGACTACAAAGTTTAAATTAACCACAAGAGTTTATATTGACGATGTAAGCGTAGTTTCATTATCTCGTGCAGGTATTTACGGAACATTCACTGGAACAGTATTTGGAGTAGGTAATTTTGATTCACTGTCGGCTGATACTATTACTGTTGATAACTTGCAAATCACTGATAACGGAATTGTAAGAACGTCAGATGATGATGCGTATAAGTTAGATTTTACTCCCACGCTTATTCGGTCAAGAAATTCAAGTACACAGTACACACGGCTTGATAATTCGGATGCATCACTGAGGATACAAGATACCGCAAATAGCTATATAGATTTAATAACAGGCACTCCGGAAATAAACGTATACAAGACATCAAGTGAGTATATACGAATAAAGGGTAATAATCCATCAATACATATACAAGATAGTTCGTCTGAGTATTTAGAAGTGACAGCCCGTAAATTTAGGGCAAATACAAGTAGTAGTCAGTATGTGGAAATATCCGATTACCCTAAGATTGAAGCCTACGCAGATGCTTATAATTTTATAAATATTAGTGCCGATGACAAGAAGGTGCAATTATCGTATGATTCGACTCATTATGTGATATTCCAAGGCGGTAGCAACAAAAATCTACTTGACCAACGTGGTTCAAATACATACTCAATAGCATGGACTTCATCCGACAGGCGAAACAAGGAAAACATTGAGGATTTAGATACTGAATTATCTAAGAATTTTATAGATGCCACGGAAACAAAGCAGTTCAAGTACAAAGATTCCGAAGGCAAGCACTATGGAATGATTGCGCAAGATGTAAGAGAGTTGCTTGATAACCTTGGGGAAACGGATGCGCACCTTGAATATTGCGTAAATGAAGAGGATGAGTATGATCCGCGAAACATCAATTACTCAGAATACATACCGCATCTTATCAATTACGTTAAAGATTTAAGAGCCGAATTAAACCGAGTTAAAGCCGAATTAAACGAGTTAAAGGAGGGTAAATAAATGGCTATACAAATGCGTAGGGGTTTGGTTGCTGACCTCGATAGAAGCAGACTTGTTGCAGGAGAAATTGTAGTAGGTTTAGACAACGATAAGGATTTTGTCGGCGTTGCAAAAGCCCCTAGTGATGTTATTGAATTAGCAACAAAAGATGATTTGAATAATATTTATTCGGTATCATTTGAGATCATTAACGGTGACTTAATAGCATATACAACCGGAAACGTAGCTTTTAACATTAATAGTGATGGGGATTTACTGGTGACGTTATCATAAGAGGGCGTTATGAAGCATCCAATAACAAGATTTGTAAGATGGCTAAAACGAACAAAGGAAGAAAGACACAACAAGACAAGGGCAAGGTTCTACAAATGTTTACTTATT